GTGTTAGCTACATTCTTGTTGTTCGTACCAGTTCCAGTGTTAGCTACATTCTTGTTGTTAGTACCAGTTCCAGTGTTGGTATTTTTCTTGCATCGACCCATCATGCGGTTAAACATTCCACATTTTTTGGATCCATTCGCTACCGTCGCGACTGCTGCACCTGCACCCACACTAGCAGCTGTACCGCGCTTTAAAAAATTGAACATTCCCTTCTTGGGTGCGGATGCGTTCGTACCTTTATTCAAAAATGACGTATTCTTATTAGATGCGGGTGCATTTGTACCCTTGTTCAAAAACGAAGCATTTTTCTTCACACTCCCACTAAATGTGGGTGCATTTGTACCCTTATTCAAAAACGACGTATTCTTATTAGATGTGGGTGCGTTTGTACCCTTGTTCAAAAACGACGCATTTTTCTTCACACTCCCACTAAATGTGGGCGCGTTTGTACCCTTGTTCAAAAACGACGCATTTTTCTTCACACTCCCACTAAACGTGGGTGGGGGTGGCGCAGAATTTTGGGGTTGATTCAAAAACGCGGGTTTTGACATGGGAACACTGTTTGGAATAGTCTGGGTGGGGGTTTGGTTTCCGGAATTTTTGGAAACAATCGGGGCTTTGAATGAGAGCTTATTCGGAAACTTGAGAGTGTTCTGTTTCTTTCCGGAATTATTAGTCATAGAAAACCCATTCTTATTTCCTGATAAGTTCACGCGATTTCCATTACCATTGTTAGTGTTACCGTTACGATTGAAGTTTCTGTTATTCTTGTTACCGAAATTGTTAAAGTTCGAGCTTTTGTTTTCGGTGTTGTTGAATGCAGAATTATTGTTAAAATTGCGACGATTGTTGTTCACTGCTGTGTTGTTCACTGCTGTGTTGTTACGCACTGCCGTGTTGTTACGCACTGCTGTGTTGTTACGCACTGCTGTGTTGTTCACTGCTGTGTTGTTCACTGCTGTGTTAGAAACGTCCTTTGTGATGAGACGTTTCGAGACAATCTTCACAGGTTCTCGGATTTTAAGATACCTGAGTCGTTTACCGATTGCATCGGTAAGCTGTTTTTTAGTCATTTGCTCGATTTGGGACGTAAGACCAACTTTACGCGCAATCCTTTTAAGATCCGAGCGCTTCGTGGCAGAGTCGAAAAGAAGTTCATACTCTAAATGTTTCAGTGGTGAAGCGCGATCGATTAAATATGTTCGATCCGCGGTCATCACGAGAGGAGGGAGTGGAAGCTTCCCACCATGAATATTATCATATGCCTCACACATCTGTTTTCTTGTGAGATTAACATTTTCCCCAGTTTGCATCTTAATGCTTTTTCTGAGATTTTCAATGTCAGCGTCTGGATCACACGCTGTGGCCATTTATATTAAACTAACAAAAAAAGTATTAGCGAGTAGAATATCCGATATTGTACAATCTAACTTTTTCTTCATAGGTCATGTTAAAATTAAACACGTTTGTATCTTTTACGTTTATGTCGATAACCTCTACTGGTATATCATACTGAACCCTGTTTTTGAGAGACGAACGTACTAGTGATTCTACGTATTGTTTTGGTGTTTCTATATCTTCCTGATGGATCGTATCCATCTTAATTTTTATACATGTAACTTCGTGTGGTTTTTTGTCCAAGAATGGGTTGATTGGGAATTGTTCCTGAGTACCCCCGTCAACATACGTTTTTCCATCATACTTTCCACATGCGAAAATAAGAGGTATCGCAATACTCATACACACTGCATCTATGACCTTCATATCCGGGTGTGTATCTCTCGAAAAGTATTCTGTTTTGTTGGTATTCAGACAGAATGCCGAAATATAAATTTTCATATCCAATTCATTAAATGTTGGGTCACATCCACATATCTCAACGAGTTTTTTACGTATGGGTGTCATAGATACGAACCCAAACTTATTGAAAAAGGATCCAAGTCGCAATTTCACGAGAGTTGATATATTTAGGTCGAGTGAAATGTTTAAGATTTCATCTATAGACATACCCAACGCCAAAAAAAGTGCGATGATAGATCCTGCCGATGAACCGGAAATCTCTTGAATTTCGGCTAATTGGGATTCACGTGCCTTCAAGCTCCCTATGAGTGAATAAATCGCCATGGATGCTGGACCCAAAACGAGATACTTCATCTTCTTACTTAGTAGAATTGAGGAAATTGACGACGTAAAAGCGCGAAAATGACGGCGTACACTACAGTGTGAATCATCGCCGACTCGACACTCGTTTGACCAGACTGAAATACTCCGCCCGAGCCCGCGGGAATAGTCAATAGAAGACCCGGGCTGAGTGCGATGAACATTGCCGTCGTGACGATGAGATCGCTCTGAGTAAGTACAAGACCCATCGCCTTCGCGACCAGACTGTACGCGAGGAAGAATACGAGGGCATGGAAAAAAACGGACATTTGATCTGTTTGGCGGTTCATAAATTTTACCTTTGAGCCGTCGGTCGTGAGAACCATACCGGGGCTCAGCGCGAGAAAAAGGGCGGCAGGTACGGCAACCTTTTGAGTTGTAATATCTGGGAGCATTTAGTATACACGCATATAATTTTTAGTGAAATCTACAAAGTGGTAAAATGTGACACCTCGTAGCATCTCTTCATGAAGTCCATTCATGTTAACGATACGTCTAATATGCTTCCACACATATTCCAGTGTATCCATGTGTTCCGAATACACACGCTCCTGGTACGGATCATGATTTTCATAGCATAGCTCGACAAAGTCACAAAACTTCCCGGAATGTTGGAGATGTGCATCATCCAATAACGTATTCATGGTGTTCCAAATGTGTCGCAGTTCATCTGAGTATTCGACTTCCCAGTCTTCGATATTCAGAGGAGTGTGTTCATTATTAAATTCATCGTCGTCGCTCACACAGGCGTCAAACCCAATGGTAGCTTCGTCGACGTACTGGCTCCAAACCATATTGTATTTCTACTTATCTTCTTTTACAGGTTTATCTTTTATACCAGTTAGCGAAAGAGAAGTTGACTCTTTCGTCTTAAGCCCATCTTTAATGGCATTCAAAGCCCCCTCAACCTTCGTTTCATCTCCACCAAAAAATGTCATGAGACCTTCCTTGATCGCGTCCTTATTCATACCAGCCTTCCTGACAGACTTGCGGATGCTAATCTTACCCTTCCTGAGGTTAATGGTATCGATACCCTGTTCCATCATATGCTTTTTTACATTTTCCTTAAGACGCTTCTCTTCCTGATTGAGGACCTTGATATCAGATTTAGCTTCAGAGAGCTGTTTAGTAAGATCTACTAGTTTAGAAACACTTTCACTAAGTTCATTCGTCACAGAAGTCATTTGTTAAATTACACTAAGGTCTAATCTTTAAGCGCACAAACCGCGTTGCATGGTGTCGGGAGCGATAGTGGAATTGTTCCACACGAAAGGTTCCTTAGGGTTAGGGGGATCCTTGCGGATCTGTTGGTTCGCGTTGCGGAGGGCACCACCGATGGTCTCGGGATAACCGACCTGAGCACGAGGTTCGAGGAAGTTCTGACCCTTGAGCACATCCTCTGGGGCAAACTGCCCAAAGTCTTCCTTGGAAGACACTTCACGAGGAAGGAGAGACGACGCGAGGCCGGTACCCTTGTTCATACCAGCGGAAGCAGTCGCGGGACCGATCGAGGAACCAGAACCGAAGGAGCTGTACTGCTTCTCGGTGATAGAGTAGTTAGAGGACCGGTTCACAACGAACAAGAGATAGATCACAACAGCGATGGCAGCGAACATCAGAATTTGCTGAGTGCGACCCTTCATCATAGTTTATATATTAGTAACAAATTTTTTTATTTAGTGAGAATATCGATCCGTTCTTTGATTGTCGTCTGAGGTTCCTCTGGTACGGAGTCGGGCTTGGGCTCGGGCTCGGGCTCAGGCTCAGGCTCAGGCTCGGGCTCGGGCTCGTCAACAAAAGCATACTCCTCTGGGTATACGTCACTTACTGGTTCATCTTTTACGGGATCATCGTGTACCCGAACCTGTACAACATTCCAATGGCCACCAAATGCCTTCTTGGCAAACCAAAGACCGGCGAATTCGACGATAACATCGCACGTCTTTTCGGGCTGGACCATTTCAATATCGACGTGTTCCTGGTTCATGTTAAATACACGCAGAGCTGGTTCAGTGATAACATCAGCGGTCATCTGACCACCATTGATGATACTGCGGTACGCACCCCTGATCACTTTTTCGGAGAGTTGCTTACCGAACCACTCGACACAGTTATCGTGCGCGGCGGATAAATTCTGGGACTCGATGTCAGTGATCTTGGACATGTTCGAGTCTGAATTGATGTCAAAAACCATCTCCCCTGAGACTTCGGAAAATGTTACGGCATTCAACTGAACGAGACACTTCTGCTTCTCATCATTTGAAGCCTTCACAAAATAAAGACCATCGTCACCTTTGGCTGGGGTGTTATAGAACATTATGCTTACTTTATGTCTCACTTCTTTAAACCAATAAAAGGTATAGCCGACGCGTTATCTAAAACCTTCTTAGATATCCAATCATTGCGACCAGGTTTGTACCCATACAACGTTTTGGTCACATTGAGGTTTTTTGGTAACCGCTTCGCCTGAACAGGTCTGAGTGGAAATTCGTTTTTAACGTATGCATTATTCTTCACATTTTTCCATTTCTTATTCTTAAGATTGAATCGTTGGTTCCCATGTGATTTGTTAAAACCCTCTACGTTCATCTTATTCGTCACGGGTTTTAGACCATGCACCAATTGTTTGGACAGACGCTCTTTCGAAGGCTCCGTCGTGAATCTCTTGTATTTATGAGGGTCTACTCGCTTCGCCTTCTTTATGTTTACTTCCCTGTATGACTTCATAGGTTTCATTTTTCGAAGACCTAATTTTGAACGAATCTTCTTGAACACGGTATCTATTGAATCTGAAGTTCCCACTCGTTTATCGAAAAGTTTACCGAGTCTCACGAGACGAAGACGGTCCTTGACTTTCTTTTCCGGCCTGAGTTTCAACTTTTGCATGAGATAAATATCCTCGACCAAAAACTCTTTACTCGCAACGTAAATCTTTTGGTTGTTTATCATCTTTCCAGAGACCGGGTTTCTATACACGACACTTTTCCGTTTCGTGTCCGCGACTTCGTATCCGAATTCATTGGGGCGCATGAATGGGATATCGAGTATACCACCAAGTGTGGTCTCCTGGATACGTCCGGTCGCGGGTGAAAAGAAACGGATATTCAGATCGAGTGCGAACAACTCTACGTCTATGAATACATCACTCTTGGATGGTTTATTCGTCGCACCACTCTTTTTCTTTTTTATGAGTGTGTATCTCCTGGTGACATACGGACCACTTTTACTGAATCCAATACCCGTGAATTTGAAAAGTTTCGGGTACTTGTTTTGGAACGACGCGATCCTGTTCTTGATCCGTGTGTTGAGATTTTTCGCGTGTTTACCGAGCATGTCCCAGAGTAGTAGTTTGAGTGCCTGCAGTTTTCCAAAATATTTGGTATCTGTCTTCATGAACGGGACAAACTTCGCGTCAATATCTGTGGTGACGATACGATCATTGAAATCAACGTACAGGTTAAACGCTTCACCGCCACTCACGATGAGGTCACCCGACGATTTCAGGGATTGGGTGAGTTCCCCGATCGTATCAAGTATTATATCACGAATAGAATCTGTTACCATGACATAGACCATTTTTTCCAGGGAATTGTCTGGAAATTTGTCTCGAAGTCGCTGTCTGAATTTTCCGAGATCGCGTTGTTCGTTCCTGTCGAAGTATTTCTTCAATTTCGCATCTTTGAAAAATAGATTTTCATTCATGAACTTATCAATGGCAACTTTCGAATAACTTTTTTCATCCATTAATATATCGTGATATAATAATATGGTCTGCAACGTGATAGACGAATGCAGGTGCTATGCATACGAAGATGACAAAAAACAATTTTGCGGGGTACGCAGAGGTCCACACGTACTCCCATGTCCTTCAGATTGTTGTGCTGGTGGGTGTTCAGGTAAAATCCCATTTAGAATCATCCCTCGTCCCAAGCCACCCAAACATGTACCAAGTTTCCGAGACATGGACATGAAAGTCTTACTGTTATTCACGGTCATTCTAGGTTGTATTTTTCTCCTTCTACTCTGACTTAAAGATTAACGAGCTAAGTAAGATATAATGTCTCTCGAAACTATTCAAACTGAAATCGCTGCTCTCCGCTCTGAAGTCAAGTCTCTCGTGAAGCTCGTCCGCAAGGTCAAGAACTTCCAGGAGGACCCCGATGGGGAAAAGGCTAAGAAGCGCGCCGAGAACAACGGCTTCAACCGCAAACAGGAAATTACACCTAAGTTGCGCGAGTTTCTCAGCCTTCCCGAAGGCGAGCTCATCTCTCGCTCTGAGGTAACCAAGTTCGTGAACAAGTACATCATCGACAACGGGCTTAAGCACCCCGAGAACGGTCGTCAGATTGTCCTCGACGACAAGCTCCGTAACCTTCTCGCACCACCTGCGGATGTCGTTGTGACCTACCTTAATCTTCAGAAGTACCTTTCTCCTCACTACGTGAAGAAGGCTTAAAAAAATAAAACACATACATAATAAGATGGTGACTTTTCTGACAAAAGAAACCACCGAATCACTTATTGGTACAAAGATCAAAAATCTTGATTTGTACCAAAAGGCTTTTACACATAAATCTGCTCTCAAAGAGTATGAACAATTTACAGAATCTTTTGAAACCCTCGAATTTATTGGTGACTCTGTACTTGGATTTGTCATCACTAAATTTTTATTTGATCAGCATGAAAGTAAGCAGGAGGGTTTTTTAACTAAAGCTCGAACAAAACTTGTTCGTGGCGAAATGTTAGCCAGTATTGCACTGAAACTGGGTCTCGAGAAGCTTGTCATCATGGACGAGAAGGGAATGCGTAATGGATGGAATAATAACCCAAAGATTTTAGAAGATGTGTTTGAGGCTCTTATTGGTGCTATCTACATGGATATTGGTCTTTTACACGCAAAAGAGTTTGTGCTTCGGATCTACCAAGACCCTTCGATGGTTGATATGAATGCCATAATGGTGGATGATAACTTTAAAGACCATCTCATGCGCTATTGTCAACTCAACAATTTCCAGCTCCCGGAGTACCGTGTGTGTGCACATCACGAAGGTTTGTTTTACATAGACATATATGTGAATGGACAATTCCTGAGTCGGGGATCTGCCAAAAGTAAGAAACAAGCTGAACAAAATGCAGCTAAGTCATTCTTTGATCAGCTTAAAAAATACAATGTACAGTAATTTAATATGCATCCGAATGTCAAAGCCCTAATTGAAAGGGAATATGCGGCACAAAAGTCTGAGGAGTGGCTCGCTCTTCGTGGAAACATGTTGACCGCTTCAGACGCTGCGACGGCGATCGGCGTGAACAAATATGAAACACCAGATGGATTACTCCTTAAAAAGTGTGGTCTTGGTGAAAAGTTCACTGGGAACGCCGCCACTCGTCATGGTGAGAAATACGAGGATGAAGCTCGTATACTCTACGAGGAACGTCACGGGGAAGTCGTGCACGAGATTGGTCTCTGTCCCCATCCCGAACATTCGTGGCTAGGTGGAAGTCCTGATGGTGTTTCCGAATCCGGAAAGCTCGTCGAGATTAAATGTCCTCCTCAGCGTGCTATCATTCCCGGTGTCGTGCCGGAACATTATATGCCCCAGCTACAACTTTGTATGGAAATTCTCGACCTAGAAGAGGCGGATTTCATTCAATATAAGCCAGCTGAAACCAATTGGCCGAAACCGGAAGAGTTTGACGTCACCAACGTGAAGAGGGATCGTGAATGGTTCAAGAAATACCTCCCAGTCATGAAGGAGTTTTGGGACAAGGTTGTGTACTATCGAGAACACATCGATGAACTCCCGAAACCCAAAGAGAAAGTGAAGAGACCTCGTAAGAAGAAGGAACCTGAACCCGTCGTGTGTGAAGTTCAGGTACTTCCAGATGAGGATGTGTACGTGGAAGATTGAAACCTAAGTGAATCATCTACACAAGAAAAACATCTCAAAAAATGAAGATTGAAGGTCTCAACGGACGTCTTTTTGCACCGTACCAACATGACGGTGTGAAGTGGATGCTTGGTATGGAACACCAAGCGTCCGGACCCAAAGGTGGTTTCTTATGTGACGAAATGGGTCTGGGTAAGACCGTACAACTTGTGGCGACCATGCTCGGAAACCGCAAGTCCCGTACACTCATCATCGTACCCAAATCTATTATCACTCAGTGGTCGGAGGAAATTATCAAGTTTGCACCGGGATTGCGAGTCGCTGTTTTTGATGGTCCGGACCGAGTCCTGGACAAATCGGCTGACGTGACACTCGCACCGTATACCCTTCTCGTGACGAAGGAGGGGACGACCCCTCTTCACATGGTCTCATGGGATCGAGTCATTCTTGACGAAGCCCATGAGATTCGAAACAAGAGTTCGAAACTGTTCAAGAGTGTGTGTCGCCTCAAGTCTGAAATAAAATGGATTGTCACGGGTACACCTGTGTTCAATTCGATGCAAGATTTCGTGTCTCTGTGTACGTTTCTTGGCATCCCAAAAAGTTTTGTTCAGGGTCGAACGAAGGAGATCAAGGACATCTACATTCTTCGAAGAACCAAAGATGACCTGGTCGATCGACTCAAACTTCCTCCGTGTTATTTCGAGAATGTCGAACTCGATATGTTTCCAGAGGAAAAAGCACTTTACGAGTGTGTCTTTACCGAAGCACAGGATACGATCAAGGATGCGTTCAGACACGCCCAAAGTCTCAACGCGAAGAATATGGTCATTCTGGAGTGTCTTCTTCGCGCTCGACAATGCATGATTTGGCCGCAGATGTACCTGGATGGTGTCGCAGTGAAGAATGAAACCACACCGACGAGATGGACGGGGCGATCGAACAAGATGGAGACGTTATTCAGGATGATTCAGGAACACCCAGATGAAAAGAGCCTTGTGTTTTGTCAATTCAGGGGTGAAATGAATTACATTCAGAGTCAGTTGAAGTGCCCAGTCTTTAGGGTTGATGGCTCGGTCCCTAAGGATGAGCGCGTCAGGCAGATTGAGGGTTTCAAGAAGGCATCCAGTGGTGCTGTTTTCATCATTCAGATTAAGAGTGGTGGTCAAGGTCTCAATCTTCAGGAAGCGACCCGAGTGTACATCATGGCGCCATCATGGAACCCTGCAACGGAACTTCAGGCGATTGGTCGAAGTCATCGAACTGGACAGACACAGGCGGTTTACGTAAAAAAATTGATCTACAAAGAGTGTCCGCGTTTCGTGAGCGTCGAAGAAGAGATGATGGCACTTCAAGGTCATAAATCCATAGTGTGTTCCGAAGTTTTGAATGATGACAGGGTGAAGACACAGATCCCGGTGAATCGAACATCTGACCGAATTTCAATCCTCGACATTAAGAAAATTTTCCGTGCTTAATGTAAAAATGACTGTTGGATCTCGCGCTGAAGTTTTTCACGGTAACGCTGACAGGACTGCTGGAGGTCTTTCCAAAAAGGATCTCATCATGAAGGATGGACGGATTGTATCCAAGTCGGCGAGCAAGGCTGCTCTCAAGCGTATGAAGAAAGAGGGTAAGAAGGCGATGGTGAAAGTGTTCAAGCCTAAGAAGACTGGTTTCAAGCTTCAGCCCAAGGTTGGTACCGTAGAGTATGAGAAAAAGATTGCTAAGATGCAGTAAAATTTTGTAACTATAGAGTAAGAATGTCTCTCAAGCGCTGGGAAGACTCAGTGAAAATTGCAAAAATCAAACTAGGAATAGACCCAAAGGAATTTACCCGGATTCAAGGTAAATTGCTCAAGGAGTCTCAGAGAATATATCGCATTTTGATGTTGAATAAAAATGTCAGTAAAAAGTAATTATGGCTTCGACCAACCAGAACCAGGTGCCAAACAATGCCTCGCGTAATCCCAACATTGCTACCGGGAACAACGCTCGTGGGAACAACAACAACCAGGCTCGTGGGAACAACAACAACCAGGCTCGTGGGAACAACAACGGTCGTAACAATAACGCCAGGAATGGTAATTCTGTTATGGCCCGAGCGCGCGGTAAATCTCTCGCGGAGCAGGCACAGTCTCAGGGGTACGCGATGGCCCAACGGGCTCACGAACAGGCACTCGCTATGGTCCAACAGGCGCAACTTCAGGCTCTCGAAAAGGCGAAACAAGTCGCTGTCGCTCGTGGTTTGCAGTTCAATGCTAACGTACCAACCAACTACCTCGATTCTCAGGGGCGTCGGATCATGCAAGGTGCGAACGGTGGTACGTACGTGAACACTGCGAGTGGTCGTAACTATAAGCCGACACCTGCGTTTCTGAACCAGATGGGTACGAACGTCGTATCTCAGGTTGGAAAGAATAATAATCTCCCTTAACAATAAACAACAATGGCGTTCGCCGCCCTAGCGAAGAGTGCTCTCAAGTCTGCCGCCAAGTCCGCTGCCAAGGAAGCGAAAGGTATGGCAAAGAATCTCGCCAAGAACGCCGCCGGAGAACTCAAGGCCGCCGCGAAGGCCAAGTCTCAGCAGATGACTCAAAACGCGATCAAATTTGGAACGGCGAAGCTGAACCAGGCTCAGGCGCGCGTTGCAAACAAGATGGGTGCGATGGCGGTTGGTGTACAGGCTGGTGCGCCCGTGATGGTGGGTCCTAAAGGTGGTAACTTCCGACTCAACTCCAAGGGTCAGCGTCTTCCTATGCTTCCTCTTCGTTAGGTAAGACAAACTGGAATCCCTTAAGGTTCTGAGGCTCATATACGACGAGCTGATATAATTTCCAAGTACATCCAAACATCCTATTCAAGAAATACACACTGCCAAGTTCGACGATGGCGTGTCCAGAATTCCTTGCATAGAGACCGTTTGTAACTTCATCCCTGACGGGAACCTTATCGGAATTGTAGATAGTCGCCTTGATGGCATCTTCCATATCTGTATCAACCTTCACCCGAATCTTCGGTTCGCGGTCGCCAGACATTTTAATATTCGAATTAAACATTGGTTCTAGCTCCTCTCTAGTCATTTGTTTACCAAAAATAGACTCACTCTGTTCAATGACAGAATCAATGACTATATTTTCAATCTTGCGTATGGACTCGTAAAACTTCTTCATATAGCTTCCATCTTCATCGTAACCTTTGATAGCGAAGTCGATATTATACTTCGTCTGACCAACCTCAGGTGTAAACCCGGAAACTCCAAATGGCATGTACATACGTGGGAACTGTATGCGGAAAGGTGTTCCCTGTTTTGTGCTGATGACGATCTTTCTATTATTGTATTCATTTAGTTGGATATTTTCAACAGCTTTGTCCATGAGTCACTGTATGTCTAACACGTAAAAACTTTAAGCTGAGCACGCGACACACTCTGGTTCTAAACTAAACTGGATTGGCCGAGCTTTCGCCTTAGATCTCAGATAATACATTCCAGTCTTAAGACCCGCCTTCCATGCATACATGTGCATTGAAGAAAGCTTTGACATTGTTGGACTCTCCATAAACAGATTCATAGATTGAGACTGATCGATAAAATGACCCCGATCCGCCGCCATATCGATAATACACTTTTGACTAATCTCCCATACAGTCTTGTAAAGACTCTTAATATCGTCGGGTATATCTACGATATTCTGAACGGAACCACCGGCCTTGACCATGAGATCCTTCATTTCCTTCGACCACAGACCACGCTTTTTAAGGTCATTCACTAAATGGTTATTCACGACAACAAATTCACCTGCAAGTGTACGCCTCAAATAAATGTTGGTTGTGTACGGCTCAAAACATTCATTGTTTCCTAAAATCTGAGCAGTTGAAGCAGTTGGCATGGGAGCCATGAGAAGACTGTTTCGAATTCCCTTAGTTTTGACCCGTTCACGCATTGCATCCCAGTCGTAACGACCACTGAATTTAGTATCACCTTCCCACATATCTGGCTGAAGAACACCTTCAGAGGCGGGAGATCCTTGAAAACTTTCATAAGGACCATCAATCTCGGCGAGTTCCGAAGAAGCCTCGATGGCTGCATGGTACATCGTCTCGAAGATGTGCGCGTTCATGAGACGAGACTCTTCACAGTCGAAAGGAAGACCACAAAGAATAAACACATCCGCGAGACCCTGAACACCAAGACCGATGGGACGGTGCTTCATGTTCGAACGTCGGGCAGTCTCCACTGGGTAAAAGTTGCGATCAATGACACGATTCAGGTTTTTCGTGACAATCTTTGTGACTTCATGAAGCTTCTCGTAATCGAACGTCTTCGTTTCCCGGTTGACATATTTGGGGAGGGCGATAGACGCCAAGTTACATACAGACGTCTCGTCCTTGTTTGTGTACTCCAAAATCTCTGTACAAAGATTGGAACTCTTAATCACACCCAGATTTTTCTGGTTCGACTTAGAGTTGCACGCATCTTTGTAGAGCATGTATGGGGTTCCAGTCTCCGTTTGAGACTTGAGAATCGCCTTCCATACATCGGCTGCGGGAACGGTCGCATTGGCAAGACCCTCTTCTTCATACTTGATGTAGAGCTCTTCGAACTCCTTACCATAGACATCAGAAAGGCCCTTAGCCTTGTCGGGACAGAAGAGGGACCAGTTACCGCCCTCTTCCACACGCTTCATGAATAGGTCGGGAATCCACATAGCTGAGAAAAGGTCGCGGCACCTAGCCTCTTCGTCACCTTGATTCAGGCGCAACTCTAGAAACTCCATAATGTCCGAATGCCAGGGCTCCAAGTATACGGCGATCGAACCCTTGCGACGACCAGCCTGATTCACATAACGCGCTGTGGCATTGAATACACGAAGCATTGGGATGATACCATCAGATTGACCGTTTGTACCTCGAATACGGGACTTGTTCCCACGAATATTGTGAATATGCATACCGATACCACCTGCCCACTTTGAGATTTGAGCACACTCTGTCAGAGTTCCGTAAATGCCATCGATGGAATCATCTTTACCGGCGATAAGGAAACACGACGACATTTGAGGTCTGGGTGTACCAGCGTTGAAAAGGGTAGGAGTCGCATGAATGAAAAAACCTTGTGACATTTTATCGTACGTTTCGAGTACAGACGGGATGTCTTTACCGTGAATACCAATCGCTACACGCATAAACATATATTGAGGTGTTTCAATGAGTTTACCATCGACGCGTTGAAGATAGCTCTTCTCGAGAGTCTTAAGACCAAAGTAACCAAATTCAAAATCCCGGTCCGTCTTGATCTGTTCTTTGACTTGTTGAGCGACTTCGACAACCTCGTCTGTGATCACACCAGCCTTGTGGAGTTTACGCATCGCGAGATGAAAATTATTAGGGCACACTTTTTGGATGTTACTCGCCACAATACGCGTAGCGAGTATTTCATAATCGGGGTCAGATGTGATCATACCGACACATATTTCGGCCGAAAGGGTGTCGATTTCCTGGGTTGTAATGTTATCATACATGGACGAAAACACTTGCTGTGCAACCTTCGAAGAATCACATTTTTCAGAAAGTCCGTACGTTAAGTTCTTGATCCTATTGGTGACATTATCAAATTTCATATCCTCAATACGACCTGAGCGTTTAATGACCCTCATATATTTACACTTCCCGTTTTATTTTTAACTTACTTCTTGCAGTTCAAGTCGGCACTCCGGACGGTGGCGGTTCCAAGTGTCTCCATGCGACGATCGGGTTGGAGAAGGTATGTGTTCACGAAGAATGGACCCTCTTTACCCGCTTGTGCTACAGGGGCATAGGATCCAATGAAGCAGGAGGGTGGACTACAAGCGATTGTGTCTACCGAGTTTGGACCTTTGGCATAAGCTTTGTCAAAATCGGCGTAGTTCAGCATTTACTATTGACACACAATTTTTTTCGGGATGTATATTAAATGAGTAATCTTCACCTGAATTCTGTAATGCAGTGTGAGACTCCATTGAATACACTCTTTTTTTCTGAGTTCAACAAAAATCTTCTTCAGCGTGGAATTCGTCAGGCGTTTAAGGATCGTACTGGGATATCCATAGATTATCAAAATAGTGATGATCTTTATGGGATCATGCGAGTCGTGTTCATCAACAACTCCGGTGATCACCAGAAAGAAGTGAACAAGCAGGTCAAAATGATGAATGCTCGTGTCATCGAAACTGCCCTGTCTCAGATCCAAACTGGGGTATCTCAATACATCGCCTATGTGAGTGAAATTGACACCACGAGGACCCTTCTCGACCAACCCATAAACACGAGTACGGTGGGTAAAAAAATACCCTACAACAACAAGATTGGAATCAACTAACTTAAAGTTAGAAATCTCCAATGAGGTAAGTATGAGCTTGAATTATTACAAGGCTGAAACAGAGAGAGTATGTAAATCTAAGGGATGGGACCGGGCACCCATCGACACTGTATGGCTTCTCCTTTCCGAAGAAGTCGGTGAACTCGCCTCAGCCATTCGACAGTACAAGAAGATGTACAAAAAGACGAATCTGAAAAAGGAACGAGGTACGGATGTCATGATGGAGATGGGGGATGTCTTCAGTTATCTTTTTCAATTGGCACACATGCTAAACGTAGACCTGGATCAGATGTGGGAAGAACACCGGTTCAAAATGAATGATAAAAAATATAATCTGAAGTAGTAGTAACAGCTATGAGTAAGTTTATGCTCAGCGATGAGGATGCTATTAACGACGTGAATCCATTTGTCACACAGGATTTTTCACTTCCAGGAAGTGTGCGACAGAGTGGGGGATTTGATAATTTTTCCAATGTGTCTGTGAGTGGAGGTCTGACTGATCCCAGTGAAAGTGTCTACTGCAGTATCGGTTTATGTGAGACACAAACCAAGCCCACGAATGTTTTCAGTGCCATTCACCCCCGTAGGAACATTGATACCGGGTTCGTGTGTGATATACCTGAGAAGATGAAAATCGGTGTTGCTAAACCGATGAGAGTTCCGTACTTTGGTATTTTTTTGATTGCCATGTTCATAACTCTTGCTCTATCGTTTGTACGACGGTAAGGAAGTACTCCAAACGGTCCAACTTGAAACACTCTTCGACACACTGATGTACGTGTTTTTTACAAAACTTTATGATACACTCTCTCTGCCAAGCACTTTTCATATTAATAATGGGTGGCTGGAAGCTGGGATCTAGAATCTTTGTCGCGTGTGCGAGACGAACGTACACGTTTATGTCACGCCTATGATACAAGAGTGAATCGAGTGCGAGTTCAGCCATTCGCTGTCTAACTTCCAGTGTCTTCTCGACCATGATGTCCAAAAACTTGATGTAAGGAATAGTATTCTTCTTCGCCTCGAAGAGTTGCCAATCCGCAAGAGGCTCGGTGTTCATGTAATCTGTGTACGTCTCGTACCCCTTTCCGCGTACATACGAATCATACACAATCTCCACGTAAGTGAGGTCAGATTCTACATCATGTACAACTTTCGCAGACTTAAAGAAGGAACTCATATACTCACATAAAGAATATATTCTTTAAACACCTAAGTAGTTAAACGAGCATCAGCTTATTTATGAACAAATGTACTCTACGATTGCGAACAATTCGTTTTCCTATCTCCTCACGATAGATGAGTTTAGGAATACTTTACCAGACGATCTCAGACCTTCGTGGATAAAGATTACTACGATTACGATGGTGTCAAACTTTATCCAGAATATTGACATCAAACGTCTTCGTTCCGTCTTTGAGGATATTGGTACATACAGGATGAAACGCTCCGGTACAGAAACGGATGGTTTTGAATGGAAACTCAAACCCACGACATTTTACAATCAAGTCACATTGACATATCATGATTCGTATAGTACCAAGTCAGTCAAAGTGTTTCCTAATGGTTCCATTCAAGTTGCCGGGTGCTGCGACCTCTTTGACTGTAAGCGCATCATCACACAATTGATTCATATTTTCAAAGTCTTTTTGGATTTGAAAATCGAAGTTCCTGGAGATTCTTTCAGGGTTGTCATGATCAATTCAAACTTCAGTCTCAATTATAACATCAACCTGATGAAAGTATCTGATTGGTTTGAAAGATATAATGATATTTTCAAAGTTTCATTTGAACCAGACCGATACTCTGCTGTGAAGGTAAAATTCAAGCCCGCACACGAGATGAAGGAGATTACATGTAGTATCTTCAGTACCGGTAAAATCATCATCACTGGTGCAGAGACACTCAAGGAAATTGCATTCGCATATAACATCATTAACCAACACATCAATGAAAATCCCGAGATTCGAGTGACCCGCACAGAAGATACGGACGTGTTTGATATATATCTAGGATACAAGTGTGACTCATTCGTGAAACATCTGAAGAGTAAGGGGTTTGAATCGTGGACGAGGACGATTACGAATAGACAAATTAATTTCTAACTTTATAGTAATCAAAATGTCTCAACGACTTGGAATGGCCGATGGACGCTGTTTCACGATCAATACGTCAGCCCAACTACTGAACAACTATGTGATGAAGAAGAATGATATCACCTTCGAAGACAACTACTCGTACCGCCAGCTTCTCCAGAAGCAGGGTCCCGAGCTCCTTTCGAAGATTCAAGATGAGCAGGGTAAGGGGAAGTGCAACTCGTGTGATAAACCTCTCGTCGATGCTTCTGATATCTACTAACTGAGCTAAATTACGAAAAAAACTTTAGACCCATACTCTAGAATGTCCACATGTTCTATATGTCTGAATGAAGTCAGGTCGACGAGGGCCAATCCTCCGATTCGCTGCGGACATATATTTCATACCCACTGTCTAGAGTTGTGGAAATTACAAGGTAAGAACACATGCCCCACGTGTAGGAAAGTGTTTGATGTTTCTCAATTTAAAGTAGATGTTACAATTCATAATAATTATACACAAGTATCTAACGTTGTCTCACTAAACGAAGATTCAATTCTAGACGTGCTCGATCTATTCGACATATCTTTCGAGGCGGAGAATACGTTAGACCTAAACAGTATTCTCTCAGATCTTGGGATAACCCTTGCCGACTTTGATACCGCTATCCTTGATACAGAAGGATGAGCAGTACTTATCATAGTTTAACTCCTTGTACTTTCTCGACGCAGTTCTAGGATCTTTAATTACTTTACCATTCGCATCACCTAGCAGGGGACCGGTCGCCCAGCCACGTTTATGACTAAAGACATTCGCCTTGAATGTGATTCGTTGCCCAACCTTGAACGAACCAGCCTTTTTAACTCTAGATTCAGGAATCTTAAAAAACGCGGCGACAGACTTGATCGTATCACCAGGTTTGATCTTGTATTCGACGATACCATGTTGTTTATAAAAGTGGAAATCACCCTGTCGAATATAATTC